CAAGTTAGCCAAGATCTGGACCGCTTTACAGCACTGACTGAAATTCTGCAGAATCTATTATCTGCTGGGCGCATTCAACAGGTTAAGAAAGATGGAAAGACGGCAGGCTATCTGCCTATGATAGATGTCACCAGTCGTTGGGCTGATGACTTGATTGACTTTAGCTTGGTAGAGCGAGAAGAAAGCCCTGCCGTTCAATTTGAAAAGGAGCCAGATTACTATGAACTTTAGGAAGCTTGGAGACTTTGAATTGCTGGAACTTAGTGAAGGTTTGGATACTGAGGATCGGCGATTTGAAAACATTAAAAAGGATTGGAGGGATTCCTTTTTGGATACCTCGGTGGAATGGAAGCTGAGTAAAGATGATAGAGAATATATTTTTAGTGTGCTTGAAGGATATATAGATTTGAATAGCTGATGGGAGAATTGAATTATGAAATATCCTACGACTAAACGTGGTGCAGATTGGAGAAGTTTCGCTTCTGAGGTATTAAATCATATTGAATCCTATACTATAAATCAATATGGTGATAAAGAAAATGATATAGCATCTAGCTATAATGCGGAAGATTGTATAAAACATATTCAAAGGTATGTAACACGCTTCGGCAAGAATGCTAGGCCAGGGCAAGATCGCCTGGATCTATTAAAGATTGCACATTATGCACAGATGGCAGCAACGATACTAGACTCCAACGGAAGCGAGAGCTTAGAATGGACAGAGGACACCTCAGTTCCTATATTTTATAAAGAAGAAGCCCTAATAAAGATAAAGGGGGCAGCAGAAAATTTTAGTAATATAGATGATTATGCTTTATGCGGCGTATTCCATGATTACCGTGGGCAGGATGCTAAAATGCAAAAGATAATGGAAGAGTATTATCAATATATAGAAGCTCCAGTAGTATGGCGACTAGCTCCAAAAGATAGAGAATATATGATAGAAAGAGTTAAAGAATATCTAGCTAGTCTCTAAGACAAAAAAAAAGGAGGCTACCAATGACGGTAGCCTCCTTAGAAAGTAGGAATAGGTCCTAATGATCTCACCAATCGGCCCTTCTACATCAATATCTTCAATCAATTTATCTGCAAAGGGAGTACCCGAACTCATGTATGCTTGCTGCAATGCTTGATTGAATCCTTTGACGGTACCGCCATTGTTCATGTATCTGTTCATGATTCGCGCCGTACTATCCCCACTAACACTGCCATCAACAGCCATCGTTCTAAGTGCCTTAATGGCATCCCGCCTATTCTCTTTTCCAATGGCATCATAATAGCGGGCGTGGAATCTTAGATTCCTTAGTACCTGCTCTTTCATTGGGCGAGATCCTGCAACCCTAGCCATCACAGCCCAAGGTTCATACACTTCACTCTGTGTGGATACTGTAGAGCCTGTCTGGTCTATGCTCCTGCCAAGCAGCAGCTCTGCTGTTCTTGCGCCAGGCCGCCATAGATATTGTCCTGCCATCCCTTCTCCAATAGCACGCGCAAAGTCCATAGCTCCGCCACGGGCGGCAGCTATCTGAGCCAGCTTGGTTCCAGTATCCCACACAGTCTTGGTGGCCTGATAAGCTGTGTTCAAAAGTACTGGACTGAAATTCATCACACCTTTTTCTGCGCTGAATGGAATCCTAGGCTGCAATTCTGCCCTTGTCTGAAAAGGAATCTGGAATGCAGCACTAGGCAATCCATACATTACAAATTCAGCTAGACTTCTGCTTTGATCAGAAGTGTCGCCAAACATTTCATAGACACCCTTAGTAATGTCATCTCCGGGTTCTGAGCTAGAAGCTCCAATCATCTGATTGATTGGGCTATAGAATGGCAGTGAGCCAAGCCCAAACATAGCTTGCTGTGCACCGCCAAGAGTCAACAGAGCTTTCAGATTCTTGGATTCAATATATCGGAATATGTTTTGAGCCATAGTCAAACTAAATGTCTGATAAAGACCCAGTGTCGCACCCAATGAACCCTGGAATAGAGTAGGTCTCTGTCTAGACAAATAGTTGCCCATACTACGATTGGTGAATTGGAGTGCATATGCTTCCAACGCATCAAGCGAAGCAGTAGGATATTTAGTCTTAGCTAATTTATATCCAGTAGTGAAAGCTACAGACCTGGTCATTTCCTCAGACCAGTCTGAAGGCTTGGTGAGAAAATTAAAGACCTTATTCTGTTCCAGTTTATCCATCAATGGCATACGAACATGCAGATCACGGAACAGTTCTGTGACTTCTGCTGTGTTACGAACAGTATATCCTCTGGCTTTCCACCTAGCAAGTAGCTTAGCTTCCTCTGCTGTGGGATTGGTAACCATCTTAAGTCCTTGATGCATATGCTTAGCAGCAAAGACAGGATTACCCCCATTAGCAGCAATCTCAGCACTCATAGTAATGGGCGCAGAAAGTGTATTAACTATTGCATGACTCCATTCCCAGAGACGTAGATTCAAAGTGACCAGAACTGTGGAAGCTTTAGCAATATGCTCCTGACTGAGATCCTTGTAGGCTTGGACATTTGCTGCCGCATAGTCTGTGACATTGCGCCAGGGAACAGGAGCACCCAGCCTAGTCAGATCATCAGATATCTTTTGGTATTGCTCAAGTGGTACATCCCCACCAGGAAACTTATCAGACACTGTAGACCACACTGATTGCACCCCACGAGATGCCATAGTAATGGAAGCTGAATAGGCATTATTCAATGCACTAAAGATAGGACTATTAGGTACATCTGATTTATTCAATAATGTGCGTGAAACCATAGCCGGCAGATTAGGCTTTTGCTGTACCTTAGTAAATATGTTAGGACGAATGGAGGTAGACGCTGTCTGCTGTGCATAAGATAGATCCTGTAATTTAGCAAAGACTCCTGGTGCAGAATGTTCCATGAACATGCGAGACTGAGACCAGATATATTCATTATAGGCATTCAGCATGTCATCAAGCACAGATCCATCTGAGGCAATCTGCTCAGCTATGATACCTGATTTTGTACTAGCAGGGCTAGCTCGTTCTAGGGTATCTAATTTGGCAAAGGAATGAATTTCATTCCAATCTTCCAATTGATCCCTACTTCTGACTATACGATGCTGAGAAGGATCTAGTCCTTCCTGCACTCGTGCTATCCTAGCTTCGAAGTCTTTGAGATTCCGCCCAGTAATCAGCTTGACATCAGGAGTTTCAAACGGTGAAGTCTTAACTAGATAAGCTGTATATTGGTCATCAATAGATTCATAAGGAATCCAGATTCCACGAGCTGGAATAGGCTCCATACCACGGAGTTTTCTATTGGTATTTAGAAGGGCGAGAAGATCAGACTGAGCTCCAGTCACAGCATCCAACATGGAATCAACCTCATCTCCAATATTCCATACAGCTTCAGTATTGGTGCCATGATATTTCAGATAAACTGCATCATTCAATCCCTTACGCATAGCTTCAGGGGTTGGAGGCCTAATCATAATCTTAGCTGTACCGCTAGCTTGGTCTTTAACAATCTTAAGTGTTTCTGCTTCCTGGCCTGTGATGGCATCAAGGGATTGCTTAATCATATAGAACTGTGTACGTTTGGCCGCATTCTTATTCAAGCGTGTAGCAGCTGGAGTCAGCTGAGCACTTAGCAACTTATCAGATGCCTTCTGAACATGGTTTCTAAAATCAGCGCCAAGCTTAATAACAGCAGAACCAAGTGGATTGTCTCGCAGTGCAAAGTCTCGTGAAGTAAAGAATCCTTTGGTCACTCCTTCTGTAGGGGCAAGCAACTCAATGTTTTGCTGAATTTCTTTCATCAAAGGAGAAGTGATTACATCATCATACAGATTAGTGATGAGTTCTGACCCGGAAGTAGCTGCAATTCCCCCTGCTACAGCTTCATGCATAGCATCCAGATGATCGGAATCCAACTTGATTACATTAGCCAGTTCTTGCTGTTGCGCTCTGAATGGCAGGTCTCCATCTAGCACAAGCATCTTAGGCTTAAGGTATGTACTAATAGAGGCTCTATCCAATTTGGTATAGGCCATGATATCGCCAGTCAGCATATTATCAAAGTCATTAACATATTTGAATCCAGACTCTACGAAAAGTTTAGCAGTACCTATTGGCGTATTTGTTGCTTTGGCCATCTGTTCTATACTAAGCCCACGAATCAGCCCTTGCTGAATTTGATCCATCTTGGTAGTGATAATTTCTTTCTTAAGAGCTGCTGCTCCAACAACATCCTTGGCAGCCCCTACTTCAGCATTATTCAATCTAATTCGCAGGGCAGGATCTTTGTTGAATTTCAAGTAGACAGCTTGCAGGCGGGGCAGATCTGTAGATTCTAGTGAGTATTGAAACTGAGTAGGGGATAGATGTTCTGTAGCACGGTAGGCATGAAAGAATTCAGCATCACTCAAGTAGACAGACTTCTCCAAAGGATTGTAGGTAATCGGCCCTTTGTGTGATATAAGATAATTGGGATCAAGCAGAAAGTTAGGATCGTCTGCTGCACCAACAAGAAGCCTAGCTTCCTTGTGGTCAATGATGTTAGGATTACCAAACCAACTATCAACTACTGCACGTGCAGGACCAAGATCAATTCCCAGGCCATCCAGATCATCAAGAGTCATAGCCTTTGTAGTTATATCATGATTGGCTAGAGCAACAGCTCCCGTATCATTGCGCTGTTTGTCTATAGCCTTGACTAGTGGAGTTAGGTCTTTTCCTCCCGTGATTTTAACTACGTCATCTATTTGCATAGATGCAATCTTGGCCTGCAGGTAATCTACATGCAGCGCATTCTTAGCATCATATCCAGCTAGTGTAATCACTCCAGTTTCTGTTTGCTCAATCTTGGGAAGCTTGGTTCCTAGCTTGCCTGCCGCTTCTTCAATAGCATCTAGTGGCTTGAGTGGCTTGGTGCCAAACATTGCATTGATGAAATGCTGCCCAGATGCTGCTTCAATAGCAGGACGTCCATCAGCAGCTTTAACTACTTTGGCTCCAATATCATTCTGCAGTCCATAATCTGTAATAAAAGAATTAAGTGTGAATCTACGAATAGGCGGAATTGGAGAACCTGAATATCTGTGGCCAATACCTACCAAGGCGCCAGCATCATTGCCTATCAGCTGCCCTAAGGTTTCAAGAGGACTAGATTCCAAAGGATTCTGCGGACTCATGAAATCCAACAAAGGATCTGCCTTTGAACGGGTTCCTTCACTGGCTGCCCTAAGATCAGGGGACATCATCCTAAGCAGCCCTTCTCGCAGACGCTTGCGCGTAGCAATTTCAGAAGCTTCTAGTGTGACCCTAGCTTCTGGATCAAGGGCAGCATCAAGCAAAGCCACCTTTTGAGCTTTGAGCTGTGCAGCTTGTGCTCCTACATTCACCCCTTGATTGTTAAGGAACCAAGGACGGGAAAGCAAGGGAACAATAGGCTTGATTTGATCAGACTGAACCTTTTGCGCAGCTTGGCGAAATTCCTTATTAAAGGTAAGTGATTTGAGACCATAACCAATACCGGCACCAATTACCATATTCTGTGCAAAATCATCCAAGCCATACCCATCAAACCAAGCATGACCATTATAGAGTGCTAAAATTTCCAATTCAGCTACTGCTGCTTCGGATGCTCCAGCACCCAGCTTCCAAAGCTGCATTCCACGCTTAGCTTTGGTATATTCAGCAGAAGCTGCGCCAGCAGTCTTGAGAGCGGTGAGTGCAGCATCCCTAGAAGCTAATAGTTTGTTGCCAGCAAGAGCTGAATTATGGATGTTGGTTAACCATCCAGCCTTGGCCAGTTTGGCGCCAGTACCTATAATCTTTCCAGGCAAGAAGACGCCAGCAACAAAGCTGCTAGCTTGCACAAGCTTTCTATTATTCCTATAGAATGCTCCAGCATCTTCTCCAAACATGCCTTCGAGTACATCATCAGTTTCTATATCTGCGCCCTCTCCCCAAGTGAAAGAATTGGCTATAGAGGTAAAGACATCTGTGACTACAGCAGCAGGATAATAGAGAATGGAAGCAGGATCAAACTCTTTTCCAGTTTGATAGCTATCTTCCATATCATAACGATTGGTGGCTTCTTGATATGTGAACATTAGCGCATCGTCCAAGGGCTAGAAGCAGGTTTGATAATTCTGTCTAAAGCAGCTCTGAGCACACTGCGCTCCAGCATACCCAAATCCTGTGGATTGGCTGTCATACCAAGAGCTGAGTATTGCGCATTGAATCTTTTGGTATAGACTCCCTGCATCTTAGCTACCACAGAACTCAATGCGCTTGGATCTGCTCCAGTCTGTGAAAGAATCTGTACAGCATTAACCATTTTTTTATCTACATCTGGATTGGAATCATTCTTAAGCATGTCTACCAATTGATTACCAATGGATGCTTCTTCTGCTGTCCAGCTAACCTCAGGGCGCAAGATCTCCAAATTCTCACTCAGAGTTTCTTTCCTGATTCTCACAATCTCTTGCGCCATTTCTTCCTGGAAGATAGTATTCTGTAATTGCGCCCGAAGTTCCTTTGCAGTAGCTGCGCTACCAGGACTCTTAAGTCCTTGAAGAATGCTGCTATATTTCTCATTTGCATCACTCAACTCCTTACTGTTATTGATAGTCTTCTGGTCTGCTGTCAGCAAGTCATTAACTTTATTAGCGGCTTTGGTGCGTAAATTAAAGCTAGCTCCTTCAAGCTTCTTGGCTACTGTACCAACCTTGGTTCTATCAGCTTCAGGAGTACTAGCAACAATGAATTTAGACATCGCTGTTCCAGCTTCATGATCCCCGGAAATGAAGTATTGCTTAGGGCTATAAGGACTGCCTTCATTGATAGCAGTAGCTACATCCATTTCAGTCTTAGTGATATTTCCTGTTCTGATCTGTTCTGCAATATTGGCCGGGTCTCCTGTTGTACCATTCATTTTGCCAAGGATGTCACTTAGTTCAGGGCTGACAGTAAGTTTTTGCTGTGTTTCAGCCAAAGAATTTTCTAGGCTAGTCTTAGCTGCACTAGCCCGGTTGGCATCATTAGCACTGAGCTGACGAGCAGCTTCCACATCCGGTTGCTGCATAGCCAAAAATGTTTTGGCTTCATCAATGGCCCGTTTTCTGGCTGAGAGCCCTGGATCCATCAACAAATTATTTTTACGATCTTCAAAGGCTCGCTGTGCTAGCATCTGATTATTGGCAACTACTTGTAGCTCTTGAGGGCTAAATAACGTTCCCGTCTGTTGTCTAATTGCAATCTGTCTATTGATTGTCTCAAGTGCCCGGGCTTCAGAACTACTACTAAGTTTTCTAGTCAATTCTTGGTTGAATTGTGATTCAGCTGCTGCCAATTCAGCAGATGCTTTTTTCCATGTATCTACAATAGGATTTCCGGTTGGTGGAATGGCTGCTTTGGAATCCTGCATTTGCTGACTTTCTGCGCTGCTTCGTGCCACAGAGGTATTGGTATCTACCCAGAATCCATCTTCCTTCTTAGCCAGATTAGCATCATCAGTGAACAGTGGTGTTTGGTTGAGTGCTTGCTTACGCTTAATGTATTCAGCTAGTGCTACAGGATCATAGCCAGGAGTATCTGTAGCTACTCCTATTGTGCTATAGCTTGGCCCACTAGGAGCCATTGCTCTCCGCAGAAGTTC